CTCCTGTTCGCGGGCATTTAATTCATTTGCTATGGTGAACTTGGCTACTTCCTCCATAACCCTCTCGTGACTCTGCATACGCGCAGATCCATAGATGGCATATACTTCTATTAGTTTATTAAGATAATGCAGAGCCTTTAGGAGATCTTTCACTCCGTCCTTCTTGCGCCACCGGGTCATATACTTGGTGATGTTTCCTTCCAGATACCCCATATCCGTAAAGACAACCAAATCCCAATGTTCATATGCAGTCTTATAGTGGGTCCCTCCGACTTGGTTCTGATTTGCCGTTGGCATGAAACTTCTCCCAAGATTTAAACCACCACCACTCCACCTCATCATAAGAGGCTTCGTTAGGATGACACTGTTCGAAGAAGAGCAGAAGCCTCCTTATAACATATTGTGCAAGTCTTTGGCAAGGTTGACTTTTATAGACTGCTTCCAGACACCGATTGGCAATGATATATCCGTGATGATTACCAAGATTCATTTGGTCCAGACCAAACTCAGCCATTTCAATAAGTTCTATATGCTTAAAGAGCTTTGTATCTTGTTCTGATAGGACTATTTGTTTGAATGAATGCCAATGCTCCATTTGGGCGGCTTGAGATTTGAGTTCCAAAAGGTCCATTTCTTCTTTGAGCCTAGGATTATTTCTCTTCACCGGGTACGGAATATCACCGGTAGCATGTTCACCTATATCATGAAAAATAATATGATAGACCATATGTGGATCCATCTTGTCCACAACGCAAAGATAGATGCGCAGAAGTTGCCAGCAATGCTCAGCAATATTCTGCTCTTTAATAGTCGGCCATGTATGATATCTGCGAACTTGTCCAGCTAGCCGAGTATCTAGCCTTACACTGTCATCTTCCATTGCGCCGCTCCAGCCATTCCTTGCCAGCCTGCTTCCAATCATCTGCTGCCACTGTATCTATAATTTCAAGAGCATCATCCATCATGCTATTCTTATATAAACAATGAGACAATGCCATTCGCATAACTACTTGACCTAGAAATGGATTATGAAATGTTCCTTTGAAGTCACGATAGTTACCTTCATGCATTTCATCAATAAATTTCATAAGCTTGGCTAGCTCATCGTCAAATTGATTAGAGTATTTCATAAGTGGCATGGTAGCCTGATATGGTTCAGGTAAGCTTTCTTCGATTAGATTATTAGGGTCACGCTTGGACATCTTATCATACATATCTGTATACATATGAAGGTTATTGGTCACCTGCCAATATTGTCCCATCGGGAGACCAATCCTACCAGCTAGATACTCTTGCAAGATGCTGAAGTGTACAGCATTCGCACCACAACATCCCCATATCAAATCATTTGACCGGTTATATACAGTCATATTCAGAAATTGATTTTGAATTCGAAATACAGCAGTAAGATTGCAAGGTTTACTAGAATAAGCTCTAAGGTCATCTCGGCCCGCACCCCACATTTGAAGCACAGCCTGCCGAGTGTATGGATCTTTTCGTAACTGATTAACGATTTCATCCAGTTGGTCATAGCGATACCCATATCGCCAACGGTGTCCATAGGCATCCATTATGATACCATCTTTCCCAAACATCTTACTGAAGTCTTTAATGTAATACTCTAAGAAAGCAGCATCATCCCTCCCGGCTAACATCCACATAGATTCCATCAAATGGAAGAAAGGATTTGCATCCCTAACCGGGTTGAGGAGGACATGCTGTTTGGGATTTTCATAGTGGATGCACACTGGCTCTTGCGCTACAAGAGCCTCCCCTGCTCTAGTTTCTTCTATTAGCCCATGAGTAGTTAGATACTGCACTGCTTGGATTAGAGCATCACGCACATTGCTCGCCTTGATCACGTGCATTTTTTCCCTCCTCATAGGCTTTTTGCCATTGAACTATAACGTCCCCTCGTTCCTCCATATCTTTCCAAACACTGCCGGTTGACTTCATTACAACAGATACATAATTGGGATGAAGTTTTTGAAGTTCTTTTGCAGCATTCATCTGCATCTCAGCAGTACGATAACTACTGCATCCACCTTCCGCACCACTGCCACGTTGATTCCATACATATTGATATGATACCCTATTTGGCCATCCTCTACGCAAGAGTTGTAGTGTAAGATCAAAGTCCTCCATAACCGGTAGACGGCCAAGTTCTACACCAATTTCTTTCAAAGCTATTGTATCATAGGCATAAGCATTCATCATTCTGGTAGCTTCACGGTAGGGTTCATATGTATTGTTGCTCCCTTGTCGTGCAGCTAATCCCACATGGACAAATCCTTGTAACAGCCAATCCTCTAATAGATCAAGCATAGCTTCGAACCGAGGTAGGTCTTTAATGGTTTCTAGAGAGGGACTAGCCATATCGGGTCGATAACAAAAATCCATATCATCATCCAACATCAATACATTGGATTCATTATATTTTTCTGCCAGTTCTGTTAATATCCATTTTCGTGTGTGAGAGATACCATTGTATTCCTCCGGCACATACTCAGCCTTTACATTCACACCACGGTTTTCTAGCTCAGCAATACAACTGTTTCTATACCGTTTTCCTTCCCAACCGAGTTTAGGACCGGGGATACATAACACAACTAGACGTTTGCACTTCATGTTAATGAAGTTACGGAGAGTTACTTGAGTCTGCCAAACTGGCCGACCTCGACTGGGAACAGCGATTAACATATGATACCTTTCTATGGATATTTCTGCCGTGGACGACCGATGCCTAGCATCGTCTTCGTATACTTGCTCATCTCACAGCAATGATTCTGTGTATCCTGTGCGTGGAATGGTCCTAACCCCAATGGGACTAGCTGCTCATTTTCAGCTAGCCGTAATTCCTGTATCCTTTCTAACCATTCAACAGGGTTCCATTTAGCATCTAAATCTCTTCCAAGTACCGCGTTCAGCCCCTTCATGCTCCCAGGTCCTGGTGCTGCCCATGTCCACCAATCATCTACATGCTGCATAAATGATAGATATTTCAAGTCAGCAACGATTTGTGCTGCCATGAATGGCCCTAACCCTTGAGCATCTTCCCTTATCCAATCATACATTTCCTCAAGCGTTGGCGGCTGTTCTAATAACCAAGACTTCCAAACGTTCTCCCAGTCTTTCTTGATACACCAATTATGGAAATACTTGATTACTCCAATTCCTTTTTCATTCCCCGGCATACCATTGATAATAAAAGCTCCTGTCACATGTGGTGGTGGAATCTTATTTAAGCAGAAAAGTAATCTATTGATATCTAAACCTTGTATATATCTTTCAAATACAGAGTGGTTATCAAAATCTGGTTGTTGAAAGAAATGTTCACAGGTTTCTATACGATTGAACCATCTGTACAGAACAGTTGCCGGTAAGATCCATGCATCATTTTGACCATAGTAATTGCGAATAATCTTTTGATAATGCAACGACGTGCGGTCCCTCTCCCGGTAAACTTCAGTAAACCGGTAGTCTTGCAGAATTCTATCTTCAGTCCATGGGCGAGGTGCGCCACCACTCTTTTTCCAGTATATAGCATCCCTCTCCACAAGAAATGCTATATACCGGTCAAAAGGGTCCTTTATATCAGGTATATTCATCTATTTCTCCGCCAGTAGAGCCAAGAAATAGCCAACCTGTATAGTGATTAGACCAATGACAGCATAACAAATCATTCCCCAGACGTTTACATGATTACCGGCTAAGGTGAATCCTATAGCCATACTGAAGATTACGAAAGCTATGAGCAGTGCATAGGTCATAGTTCTACTCCTGCCTAGAAGGGTCCTGCCCGCTTTTAGGTCCGACCAAGTGAGCCGGAGGCGTAGGAATTTTTCCATGAATATAACCCCATAGATGCAAACAATTTGGATGACAATTGACATATTCTGATTTAGGTGGATGAAATTGGATTACACATTCTTCTTCCTCCCAGAATAAGTCCTTTATGAAGCACATTTCTTGCCAGCTAGGAATTCGGTGTTTTACTGAGACTGATACATGCTCCCAACCTTCAGTCTCTGGACCAGCATCACAGGATATGATACGTAGGGTAGCTCCAGTAGGCCCTTGGATAACGAATGCACCTATTGGTCCGTATGTGGAGTCAGAGGCATAATAACCTTCTTTGATACGTCCTGCCTCAGCCTTCTGTGGTAGTGTTTTCCTCATTCAAATAGCCCCTCGAAATGATACCGCCTATCGGGATGTACGATGCATAGTTCCTCAAATGTTCTTGTGATGCCAGTGTAGAACACACGTGTCTCTTCATCTTGGTTAGTGGCGAATTTATCCGATAACTTGGCAGTTTCCGAAAGCAGAAAGACTTTGTTGGCTTGACCTCCTTTAACGCGATGAATAGTGGAAATATGAATATTAGGTTTAGTCAAAAGATTAGTTCCATTATCCAATACCTTTTGGATATATGTAACATCATTTGAGTCAATTTCTGTGAATACTTCATTCCATGTTCCATTTATATTCAACCCATAGTCATTTCTTAGCTCTTGTAAGTTGAGGTCTATATCCTCCTGTCGTTCCGCTAACCGGGATAGCCTAGCCTTAAATCCGTAAGCAATTCCAGGTTTTTTACTGTGTCCTTCTGAAGGGAGCAAATTATAAATTTTGATCGCGTCAGACACTGGTATAGTCTTACCTTCCTGAAGATAGTTCCAAGAAGTAATAGCACGAGCATGGGCCGGCTTGATGCTATTTGCATCAAAGTACCGGTATAGAAGGCCATGAGAACGACAATAGGGAAGGAACTTGTGCTTGATAAGTTTGACTGTTCGGCCAAGCATCATAATGCTTTTGTCACCATCGCAGCTAGCTGGGTCTACCTGCGACATATTCTCGATCCATGATAATGAACCAACAGCATTCCGTGGGAGCCAAGTTTTATCTCGTCTATTAATGATATGCTTAATAATCCGGTTAGCTAGAGTATGTATCTTAATCGGCACCCGATGGCTTTGTCTTAAGAGCTCTACTTTACCGGGCATAGAGATAAATCGCTCTGATGCACCAGCCCATTCATAAATCGTTTGGTCGTCATCCCCGGCTATGTACATCCTCTTAACACGACGCGCCAGTAATTCAACCATCGCCCATTGTAATTCACTTAGATCTTGTGCCTCATCAACAATAAGAACCTCTAACAATGGTGCTTCATCCAATGCAATAAACTCTTCGATCATATCAGTGAAATCGAGCAAGTTATTCTTTTTCTTAAACTCACGAAAATCTTTAATAACACGTTGAGCACGTTCATAATCTGGTAATAAATAATCATACTCACTTAGGATATACTCTATCGGACGTCTTGTAATTCTCGAGTAGTTTTCAAAAAATAAGACCAAATCATCTCCAAAGAAATGCGTATAGGTACCATCCTCGGCTGATAATCCACCATGCAGGTCATAGCCATACTCTTCAGCAAACTCTTTAACTCGTTTGCCGGTGAATACCTCATCTTTCTTTAGATCCAGTTGCCTAAAAGCAGCAGCATGAAGAGTATTAAAGTATCGAAAGCGGATGCGGGGGAGACTGAACTGTTCACTAGCTCGAGAAACAGCCTCCTCCACACCACGCTTCGTGAAGGTCATGTAGCCGATCCTATCAGGTGCGACCCCATGCCTCATCTCCCGCTCTACCACATCCAGCAGTGCAGTTGTCTTACCGGTTCCCGGTGGGCCGAGGAAGATTGTTGGTTCAATCATTTTGGATTAGCCTTTATGAATTCACGCATCTCCTCGTTGCTAACCGGAAGGCCAGCTTTACGCTTCTCGTAGTCATACATGAGGAGATAGTCAGACATACCTAAGAGGCTGGCTGTTTGAAGTTTCAGCCAGCCTGGAGGCCATTGCTCAAGCGGAATAT